TCAACGCGCGCTCAACTCAACAAAATCTATGGTATCGACGACACCGCACGGAGCTACATGCGTGCCGCTTTGTCCAAGATCACACAACTTCCGGTCGTGTGGTCTGATCCCGGACTGAATCGCGCGCTTAAAATCGATTGCTCTGTGTCTGGACTCGAAGTGTACACTCGATGCCTGGCAGGTGTCGTCGAGGAGACTCTACGCCGCATATTCCCGTGGTTTACCGACACCATCGTTATGTGGGAGTACGCGACGTGGTTCGCGCAGTTCGTGAAGGTCATGGGCCGCGCTCCTGACGAATATGAGATGTTCGTGCGTATAGTGATGATATATACAATCCACCAGTGGCTCGCGTCGCTGCCGTATGTTCAAGCTGTTACTTGCCACACCATGTTCAACAACGCACCAATGGTCTTCCGCGTGATATGGATTCTCCATTTATTGCGGATGCGCGTGCGCCATTCCGGTGAGTCTCGCGTCATGCCCTACCCGGTCTTCACGGGGTATAGCTGGGACCAACTCTACGCCAACACCGACAAATGGACTACCTCGAACTACATCACCCGAGCCGCAGTGCTGTTAAATGGACTCGGCCGTAGTGCCATTGGCAATTTTACTGCGTCGTGTCCCTTCTTGTCCATTCTCTTGACGTCGGGCGACTTCTGCCTGGGACAGTTGCGATCTGACTCACCACCCAGGCGGCCGCGCCGCAAGCGACGCCTCGTCAATGGCGTGTCGTGCGTGGAGGTGTCGTCCCATGGTCGAAAACACGTGTATTACGGCCACGATAACGGACCCGTCGCCCACCGCAATCGTGAAGGGTATCGTCGCAGGCGGCGCGATAGGTCTCTTTTCAATGAAGCAGTGCATAGGCTTCCGTCCGATTCCAAAGTGCGCGATATCATCGGTGTGTCACCGATGCCTCCCGCGTCCGACCGCTTGGAGCACAAAGAGCTCAGTCCCCTTGACATCCCACCCAATCAAAGTCCACAGACGGCCATGTTCAACTTAAACCTGTGCGCAGCACAAGTTGAGCACGACCTTTGGTATATGACGCTTGATGAAGTGTGGGCTCACCTGATGGCAAAAGCTCACACGCACGTTTACACACACGACGGTGACCGCGTGATCCGTGATAAGACTAAGTGTGGCCCTGACGCGGATGACACCAACTGGATCGCGCGAGATTCGTACTGGCGGATAACCAAGGAATTTGCCAACACGTACGGATATTTCGCCCCCTCAGACTACAGAAATATGGCGGGATGGAATGATGAAGGCGTCGATGTCCACGCATTTATGCGGGCTGGGAGTCGACCCGCCAGTCCGCCCGTACCGGCAACGCTCGCGTCGAATCGTCAAGTATCGCAATTGTACAGTGAAACCGCGGTCTGCGCCTCAGCTATAATGAGTACTATCCAAGAGATCGAAGCGTATGAGGCCAAGCGCGGCATGCTGACCGCCGCTACTACCAACCGGGACGAGCGAGAGAGGAAGCATGTGGCCTCCATACAAAACCATGTCGGAGTGCTGCCCCACGTTAGTAACTTGATGTACGGCACCATGGACTACGAAGTCGTGCCATACGAGGGACAGGCAATTGAGGACGATGACGTCTTGTTCTCAACAGCGGGCCCCACCGCTATAGAAACCAAATTGCGGCTAACCCCATTGCGTGTCTCACCTCCAGTAACTTCTGACCTAGATTGCACCGAATACGCGCCTAACAAGCGCGGAAAAGGCAAACATGGACGTTTTTCCTGGTCTGGTGAGGATATCAACAGCAGTGGTGGAGCTCCGAGGGAGCAACTGTCCGTACCTGGCCGGACGGGAATCTCGCCAGCAATAGATCACGTAGGTGTGGCAACCAACAATCGTGATGAAAAGAAACACACAGACCCCGTGACCGAGTGGCCACTTCCCGTTCCGGGCAGTCTTTTGGAGTGTGCCGGCGGACTGCAACTGACCAGCTCGCCGCCGGCGTGTTACGACAACCCCCCCCCCCCCATGAGCAAACAAAGAACACAAATAGAGGTTAAGGTTGCGCCTCAAAAACCTAAAAGAAGTAGTTCACGTAGGCGAAGCAAGTCGAAAGGCTCACGATCGCGATCTCGATCGCGGTCGAAGAGCAAGGCTCGGCCTCGCCAACCGAAAAGAACAACCAACCGCAAAGAGTCGAAAGCCTCGAATGTCGCGCACAAACGCGCACGCAACATCAAGAAGATGATGAAGTCAGGAGTCTACGCTGATTCACATACCGAAGTTTTCCACTTGCGCCTGGCAACGCTCGACACCAGCGGTTTGGCAGCGGGTGACCAAATTTTCAGTCTTCCCCTCAGCCCAATGACGTTTGACAATTTCAGGCTTACCACCCTCGGGACAATGTACTTGTGCAATGACCTTGAGCAGTTGAGCCTTGAAATTAAGTCTAAATCGCCCGGCAATCTAACGGGAAGAATGTTGGTCACGACCGTCGCCGATATAGTGACTGGTGATTCGCTGCCTGTCACAGGCGGCGGACAGGAGCTGTTAAACGCGCTCAGTGATACGTACAAGGCGCGTGAGGTAGCCTACGCAACGTCCTGTTCCATTCCAATCAAATTGACGAAGTCACAGCCTGTTATGTACAACGACATCGATTCCGCAACCAGCCGCGAGTCGTTTTACGGACTGGTGTCTTTGAATCTCGTCAATTCGCCAACAACCATTCTAGACGCTGTGTCGGTGACTGACCCCGCCGAGCTGTGGCTTCACGGGCGAGTTAGATTCTACCGCAAATACGACGTTGAAGTTGTGGAGGGAAAGTCAGCTGAAGTTGATATGCAGTCCAGCGTTCATGTACTGCCTTCAACCAGCGTTGACCGTACCAACGCACTCGCGCCTTTGACTACCTTCCACTACAACATCTCGCCTCATTGGAGTGCGATCCTCGACATCGCGTCAAATCTTGTGGCTGAGGTCGTGCCTGGTGGCAACATCTTGTCAGCCGCACGCGCATTCTACAACGTCTGGTACAACTGGCAAGTTGTGTCCAATGACCCAGTGATGGCGGTGCAAACTGTGGCAAGTCTCGCGTTGTCTGATGGCGAACTACGGTATTCTACCCAAAATACCACGATGACGGCTAGCACCATAGCCACGGCGTTTGACGCTGTGTGTGGCGCCGTCGCTTCAATGTATTACGACCCGGACGAGTCTGAACCTTATCAGTCCCAGTCGTGTGGCGTCACGCCGTACACCGTGGTCAATTGTACGAATGATGGTGCTGCCACTTTCACCACCACCACCACCGCCAGTTCCGCGACCATCGTCGCCTGTGCTCCTGAAGACGTTATGGAGGTGGCCATGACCAAATTTCAGCGATACGAAATCTGGAAGCAGGGTAAGAAAGTTTTGGAAATCCAACCCACTGATTGGAAAGCCATTCCGAAGACCAAGCCTCCCCCTAAAGCGCTGCGCACGCCGTTACAGAAAGCGCGGTACAAGGATTTCGTCATTGCTAAAGTCATCAAACCGCATCTGGAAAAACTTGGGCGAATAGCCGACATTTCATCAAGCCACTTCGCCTCTCGCGCGTATCACCGCGGTGGACGCGGCACTTCGACTTTGGGTCGTATGAACGCCAGTTTTGACGTTTATGCCAATAGCGATGACGATGATGACGCGAACACGGCCACTTCCTCCGCTTCGGGAAGTGGCCGCGAGCACAAAGAAAAGCCTCAGGATCCTGAGCAAATGGAGCAAGACCGTCGGCGACGACGCCGCGGCACTGATGACGAAGATGCTCTGGTCGTCATCTCTCCTACAGCCTCCCGAATGACGGTTGAGCAAAAAGAGCCATTGGCGCGGTCGGCTCCGATCGTGCCAAAACCCCTTAAGCCGCGATAAGAAAATCGCGCACAGCCCAGGATTCGTTGATAGCCGCTCACCATCTGACAACTTGGTGAGGGTGGTCCGAATCCAAAGGGCCGGTTGTGACTCCCGTTATGAGTCGCTTGGTCCGCTGGCAGGTCTCACCAGCAGATGACTATTGAAAATTTCGCACTGGGCCTGCGAAGGTTTGCGTGGAGGGTTATATCCACGTTCCGTAAAAATGTCTTATGACACATGAGTACCTCTTAATTGAGTCGAGCTAGGATC